TAGAGATAGTAGATTAAGAACAAACTTTAATATACACTCTACAACATCAGGTAGGCTATCTTCAAGTGGTAAATTGAATATGCAACAGATACCTCGTGACAATCCGATTGTCAAAGGTTGCATCAAAGCAAAAGAAGGTAATCAGATAGTTGCAATGGATTTAACAACTGCAGAGGTATATGTAGCAGCTGCCCTATCTGGTGATAAAAATCTAAGTGAAGTATTCAAGTCTGGTGGTAACTTTCATAGTTCAATTGCAAAGTTAGTATTTAGACTACCCTGTGAGGTCGATGAAGTTGCTGAGCTATATACATTCGAGAGACAAGCTGCTAAAGCTGTTACTTTCGGTATTATGTATGGAGCAGGGCCGAATAAGATATCACAACAAGTAACAAAAGACTCAGGGTCTAACTTTTCGGTGCAAGATGCGCAGAGAGTTATTAGCCAATACTTTGATCAGTTCAGCAGATTAAAACATTGGTTAGAAGAACAGAAAGAGTTTATTGAAGCTAACGCATACTTATACTCTACTTTTGGTAGAAAGCGTAGACTTGAAAATGTGAGAAGTGCTGATAAAGGTATTGCAAGTCATGAAGTAAGAAGTGGTATAAACTTCTTAGTTCAATCCGTATCATCAGATATGAACTTGCTTGCCGCAATAGATATGAATAACTATATAAAAGAAAACGGACTAAAAAGTAGAATCTTCGCTTTAGTACATGACTCTATTCTTGCCGAGTGCCCACATCATGAGATTGACGCATATAGTAAGAAACTGACAGAGTTTGTGCAGATGGATAGAGGCGTTTATATAAATGGCGCTCCTGTTGGCTGTGACTATGATGTAGGTGAAGACTATAGTTTTGGTAAGTATACTAAACTATATGGTTAGGCTTGATTTAGTGTACCCAGTTTATGTATTAAACTCAGACAATGTCTGGGAACAGGATGGCATAGTCTTCATTGAAGACCAAGTGCTTGATGATTTAAACCAAACTGGGGATACTATCGGGCAGAGAAGGTTGAGGACACCTTTAAAAAATTTATTCCCACTTAAGTTTCAAATTGATAATATAGTGGGTCTAATAAAACATAGAGGAAAAAACTATGTTGATACTTCGGGAAGATACTTTCATTATGAAAAATCAACATTTACACAGTTAATATGTCACAAGATTCGAAGTGTAGAAGATAATAAACAATCATCTACGATTTGGCTAAAAGACATTAACTTTTCTTTTCTAGAAAAACGTCCTCCAAAGAGTACCGAGTCGTGGGCACAAGTGCTATACCTAAACGGTTTACCATGGGTTATCTACGACTTTCTTGAACAAAAGAAAAATCCGACAAGGAGAAAGATATGAAAGCAGTACTAAGTAATAGAATCTATATGAACGCGACTCCAAGTCAGCAGTCAGCTATTGATAGTACACTTACATACACAATACCTAACTATGACCCGCGTGATCCCCCTACAACAATTAAGAACATGGGGATTGTTCGAAAAGATTTAATAACGTTACCAAGTGGTAGAGAAGATTTAATTCCAAAAGACTATGAGATAGTTGATAAGAGAGTAACTAAACGGATAGAATTTCCTAAATTTAAGTTCGAGTTACGACAAAGCCAGCAAGAAGTTTTTGATAGAGTAGACGAAAGCTGTATAATAAACGCGTGGGTAAGCTGGGGTAAGACATTTACTGCCTTAGCAATCGCGTCAAACTTAAGTCAAAAAACTTTAGTTGTTGTACATACTTTAGCTCTACTAAAGCAATGGCAAACAGAAACACAAAAAGTTTTTGGAATTGAAGCAGGCATCATAGGTGGTGGTAAGTTCAATATAGATAGTCCTATCGTAATCGGTAGTGTTCAGTCTCTATACCGTAGAGTCTCTGACATTTCCGATAAATTTGGAACTGTGATACTAGATGAAATGCATCATGTAAGCAGTCCGACTTTTGCTAAAATTGTAGATAAAAATAAAGCAAGATATAAGATTGGACTCTCAGGTACGATTGAAAGAAAAGATGGTAAACATGTAGTGTTCAGAGATTACTTTGGACAGACAGTACATAAGCCACCAAAGGAAAACTATATGACCCCTAAAGTGGATATCATAGCCTCAGACGTAAGATTTATGGATGGGCAGAATATCCCATGGGCAACAAAAGTAACACACCTCTCTTATCAAGAGGAGTATGTTCATTCAGTTGCTATGATAGCAAGTGCCTATGCAGCTAAGGGTCATAAAGTTTTGGTTGTCTCAGACCGAGTAGAGTTTCTAAAAACTTGTGCTAAACTGAGCGGAGATGAGGCTCTATCAATTACAGGAGATGTACCTCATGAAGAACGCCCCGAGATGATGAAACAACTTTGGCATGATAAAAATATTTTATATGGTACACAATCTATATTTTCAGAAGGTGTATCACTCGATTGCTTAAGTTGTCTTGTTTTGGCAACTCCTGTAAATAATGAACCTCTACTCACTCAGCTAATAGGACGTATTATTAGAATACAAGAGGACAAGTCCCAGCCTGTTGTAGTGGATATAAATTTAGTAGGTAAAACGGCACGGAAACAGGCGAACAATAGACGAGGCTACTACATGAAGCAAGGGTACGAGGTAAATGACCTATGAAAAAATACTTCTTGACAGGAGTTGAATTTTTTAGTATAATATATGATACGATATAATTGGAAAAAGATCGCTAAAGACAGTAATAATAAGGTTTCAGACATCTTACTTATAGTGTGGTACATTACTTATGAGTACCCACCTACAAGCAAGCGTGACAGACTCTTTAAATTTTACGGAAAAGATTATTCAGGTGACAGTTTTTTACTTAATCCTGAGTTTATCTACAAGCATCGTAAGTCTGCTTCTGACTCAGAATGGGCTGAATACATTGCCGTAGCATCTTATAGAAGTTATAACGAATATTTAACAACAAATAAATTAACTATAGAACTAGCACAGCTTCCCAAAGCCGTGCAGAACATAATTAAAATGAATAGGCTACTCAAAGTTGAAGATGATAAAGTTTATTTTCAGTATGAGAAGTCACAAAAGGAGAAATAAAAATGGCATTAAAATTTGCACAATTAGAAGGTAAGGCTAAAAAGTCTTCCATAAATCAGTTTCAATATCAAGACGGTGATAACGTCGTAAGAATGGTAGGAGATATCCTTCCTAGATACGTATATTGGATAAAAGGTGAGAACGCAAAGAACATTCCTATGGAGTGTCTTTCCTTCAATCGTTCTACAGAATCTTTTGACAACAAAGAAAAAGATTGGGTAAAAGACTACCACCCAGAAATGAAATGTGGTTGGTCATATGCAATACAATGTATTGACCCAAAAGATAGTCAAGTCAAAGTCCTCAACTTAAAGAAAAAACTACTGGAGCAAGTAATGCTTGCTGCTGAAGACCTCGGCGACCCTACAGATCCTGAAACAGGATGGGACGTTCACTTTAAAAGAGTTAAGACTGGACCAATGGCTTTCAACGTCGAGTACCAACTACAAGTACTTAGATGTAAAACTAGAGCATTAGATGAGTCGGAAAAAGAGTTGATAGAAGGCTTGAAGTCTATGGATGAAGTACTTCCTAGACCAAGCGCAGATGCTCAAAAAGAACTTCTTGATAGAGTTAGATCAGGTAGCAATGAGTCTCCTGATGCAGAAGTTGCCTCTGAATTTTCAGATGGAGAACAAAAATGGTAGTTGTAGGACAAGAGTTTCCTGAGTTTAAAATGAACACTTGCGAAAGCGATAATTCATTAGGCTCAATAACTCAAAACGATATTGATTCTGAGTGGACTATAGTATACTTTTATCCAAAAGACTTTACATTTATATGTCCTACAGAGATTGCAGCTTTTGATGAACTATCAAGTGCTGCTCAAATAATCGGAGTGAGTGGAGACAATGAGTTTTGCAAACTTGCTTGGAAACAAGATAGTGACCTTATCAGAGATATAGATCACACACTTGCAGCAGATTCAGGCATGGCCTTAGGCTATGAACTAGGAATAGTAAGTGAAGAAGAAGGTGTTCATTATAGAGCAACCTATATTATAGACCCGAATAATATAGTGCAGCATGTATCAATAAATGCATTAGATACAGGCAGAAGTGCAAAAGAGATACAAAGAACTCTTGCGGCACTTCAAGCGGGCGGTTTAACAGGTTGCAGTTGGCAACTAGGAGATGATTTCGTAGCATGATTTTATTTACAGCAGATTGGCATATAAAACTAGGACAAAAGAATGTACC